ACGTATTCGTACAAGGTGACTGCGGTGGTGGACGGCGTGGAGACGGCGCCGAGTGTGGCGGAGACTGCTGCGGTGACGGGTCCGACGGGGTCTGTGACTGTGAATGCGACGGTGCTGCTGGCTAGTTTCCCGACTGCTACGGCCTGGAAGGTGTATGGGCGGGTTGGCGGGAGTGAGTTGCTGATTGCGACTGTTACTGCACCGACTGCGACGTATGTAGATACTGGTGCCGTGACGCCTGCGGGTGCGCAGCCTGCAGCTAATGGGGCGATTAGGCTGCGGAATCGAAGCACACGGGAGACGTTGGCGCAGATTCCGAAGGCGACGGGCATGAAGCAGACGGGCGTGTACTTTAAGCGGTAGCGGGAGACGAAGTGGCGCAGTCGATCTTCACGTCTCAGGTGCCTGCGGCGTCTCAGAATGATACAACCGACTATACGATCGGGACGCTTTGGTATAGCGACGTTGCGGGGGAAGCGACCCGCAGTCGATGGCGTTTTCCGTCGACGTTGCCGACGCAGACTGCTATTGGTCTTTTGTACAGGTATACTAATGAGAGTACCGGCACAGAACTGGCGAGGGCCAACTTTGTGAATCCGGTTGCGGGCCAGTGGAACCTTTCGGAGCTTTATCCCACACCTGTGACGATTGACCCGTTTCCAGCGATGTATATTTGGGCGGTTTGGACGTCTGATTGGTACGTGTTTACCAGTGGCTTCTTTACCGGCAATGCTGTCGTCAATGGGAATCTGACGGCGCCGGCTGACGATACGGTGACGCCGAGGAGGAATGGCCGGGGTGAGGTGACGGCGGCGAGCCCGGATTACCCTGGTTCGTTTGGGCCGGCTTGCTACTTTGCGGATGGTGTGTTCGAGCCGACGGTACAGGAGGGCTCGCCGGTGGGCTGGCAGCGGAAGGTGAATAGACACGTGACCTACTTGCAGGCGAAGACCGTTGGGGGCAACGCAGCGTACGTGAAGAGGCGCCCGGGTACCATAACGGCGTTGGGTGCGGGTGCGTTGGTGGATATTCGTGTGGGCCATCACGGGGAGACGTATACCAACGTGGATCGGAGGACGGATCCGGATGCCAATGCCACAGGCGTGTACGTTAGCTACTAGGGTAGGGAGAGGGGGTGAGCGGCGTGGACGGTTGGACGTTGTTAGTGCTGCTGTTGCTTATGGGCGCGGTGGTTTGCGCTACGATCGAGACTGTTCGCACGAGGTTTGGCTTGGTGCCGGCTGCGATTGCTATGATCGCGGGGGCCCTTCTGATTGTGTTCTTGAGGGGCGGGTTGGCGGCTTGAGTGTTTGGGACGACCTGCCGACCGAGAGTACGCTGTACGATCTGGGTTACGGTGCTAAATACACCAAGGTCATAGATAGTGTTGGTACCTGGGTCGGCATTAACTGGTGGCATATTAACCCTATGACGGAGGGGCTGTGTAGCGGGTGGGTGCCTTTCGATGTGGAGAGCCCCTCGTTGGTGCCGAGGAACCAGAGGCAGTCTTGGAGTGTGGAGAGTTATAACCCTTTGACGCTGGCGCCGAGCTTGCTGTGTAGGGTTTGCAAGCGGCATGGCTTTATCCGTGAGGGTGTTTGGGTTTCGGTGTAGTGATGGGAGGGGTGTGAGATGGCCAAGGTTATAGACAAGAATGCGTACTTCGCGCGGATTGGGCATCAGCCCCACCACAAGCAGTGGTTGTATCATAAATCTCAGGCACGTTTTAGGATTGCTTGTTGCGGGCGGCGGTTTGGCAAATCTTTGATGGCTGCGAGGGACTTGGAGCCTGAGCTGCTGTTGCCTGATCGGCGGTATTGGATTGTGGGCCCTACCTACGACCTGGCCGAGAAGGAGTTTCGCTATATTTGGAAGGACATGATTATCGGCCTGAAGCTTGGGCGGGATAAGCGTGTCAAGAAGGCGTATAATAAGCGGTCCGGCGAGATGTACATTGAGTTTCCGACGGGTACGCGCTTGGAGTGTAAGAGCGCTAAGCACCCGGAAACCTTGGTGGGTGATGGGCTGCACGGCGTGATTATGTCGGAGGCTGCGAAGCACACGAGGGAGACGTGGGAGCAGTACATACGTGCGGCGTTGGCTGATTATAGGGGCTGGGCGACGTTTGTTACTACGCCGGAAGGCTTTAACTGGCTGTACGATTTGTGGATGTTGGGCCCGAATCCGAATGAGCCGGACTTTGAGAGCTGGAGGTTCCCGAGTTGGGATAATCCGATCGTGTACCCAGGCGGTCGGGATGATCAGGAGATTAAGCTGATCGAGCGGACGACTGCGCCTGAGTGGTTTATGCAGGAGTATGGTGCGGAGTTCGGTGCCTTTGTGGGGAAGGTGTACGGTGAGTTTGACCCGCATGTGCATATTCTGAAGCAGCCGTACAAGTTCAACCCCGATTGGCCTAATTATATCTGCTTTGACTGGGGCTTTGCTGCACCGTTTGCGGCTATTGAGTTTCAGGTGGACCCGCAGGATCGGGTGTACGTTTGGCGGGAGCACTATAAGGCGGGGTTGACGCACGCTGAGCATATGGCGATTATGCGGAATAGGCCGCAGCCTGAGGGGTACCGGCTGGATTGTGGGTTCGGGGATGCGGCGGATCCGCAGGCTGCGAAGGATTTTTCTACGAACTTTATTGGCACCTATGCACTGCCTGAGGCGAAGAAGAATTGGCGTGAGGGTGTTGACTTGGTCAAGACCTGGTTGAAGCTTCAGGAAGTGTACACCGCAGCCGGCAGTTTGGTGGTGTGCGATGAGTATGGGACGCCGCAGCAGGCGCCGAGGCTTTGGGTTGCGGCTGAGTGTGAGAACCTGATCAAGGAGTTCAACAACTACCGGATCGCAGATCACAGGCCGGATGTGAACCCGCGGGAGGCTGCTAAGGCGTTCGCGAACCACGCGCTGGATGCGTTGCGGTACGGTATGATGCATGTGTTTAAGTTGGGCTGCACGTACCATCTAGCTGACTTCTACGGCGATGAGCGTGGGCTCGATGTGCGTGATGATTTGCAGAACTTTCTTCCGCGTGGTGCGGAGGGCTTCTTTACAGCAGGCGGCCTGGACTTCTCAGCGAGCGAATTGGATTACTAGGAGCTGAAGCAATGACGGCACAGACCAACAACGCCCCTGTGGAGGTTTTGAGCCACAGTGCCGGCATTGAAGGCCATGAATACGCTGATCCGAGCTCTGAATGGCTGTCGGGGCATATTGAGAGCCAGCGTGTGACATTGCAAGAGGCGATGCAGAAGTACGAGGTTGTGGGTGCGAACCACGATCCTGTGTTCGGCTCTTATATTATTATGGCTGATCGTAGCCCAGGTATGTCGTCGGAGATGGCGATTCGTGAGTTGGGCTCTGCCCATCCTTCGCCGTTTACTTCTTGGACACGTGACGAGTGGAATCCTAAGCTTCGGGATAAGCTGGGCCTGCGCGAGTATTACAAGATGAAGCGGCTGGACGGCATCGTCCGTGGAGCGCTGCGACTTCTCAAGACGCCGATTCAGGCAGGCCGGTGGTTTGTGGAGCCGGCGAGTGATTCCGCTCGGGATAGGAAGATTGCTGACTTCGTTGCGGAGAACCTGTTCGAGGGCTTGAATGTGTCTTGGTCTACGCTCATTGGTGACATTTTGCTGATGTGCGAGTATGGCTACATACCGTTCGAGAAGGTGTTCGAGAAGGTTCCAGGAGGACGCTTTGGGCAGATCAAGCTGAAGAAGCTGGCTCCTCGCCATCCATTGGATATTCGGGAGTGGCAGTACGATGGCAATGGTGGGCCCAATGGAATCGTGATGGAACAGACTGAGATGAACGACTTCACAGATCCGATCTTCATTCCTATTGCCAAGCTGGCGAACTTTGCGCTTGAGCCGGAAGCTGGGGATATGTCGGGCATTTCAGTCCTACGCTCCGCACACAAGCACTATTTCTACAAAGATGCGCTGTACCGCATCGATGCTATACAAAAGGAGCGTCACGGTATAGGCGTGCCGATTATTAAGCTGCCGCCGCAATATAGCCCTGCTGACAAGCGAGCTGCCGAAGAGCTGGGTAGGAACTTGCGTACGAACGATCGTGCACACGTTGTTCTGCCGCCTAACTGGGAGCTCATTTTCGCGACGTTGGAGGGTCAACCCGTTGACTGCATGACGAGTATCGCGCACCACAACATGCAGATCATGGCTAACATTCTGGCGCCGTTCCTTGAAGATTCGAGCGTAGATCCGAAGTCCACAGACATGTTCCTTAAGTCTACGAGGTACATTGGCTTGACGATCTGTGACATCTTCAACAGGCATGTGATTCCGCAGTTGGTGGCGATGAACTTTGCGCTGGGAGCCGGGCGCAAGTTCCCACAGCTGCGTGTTCGTCGTATTGGTGAGTGGGAAGACATCCGCACTATGTCGTTTGCGCTGCGGAACTTCGTTGGTGCCGGTGCGGTGATTCCTGATGACGACTTGGAAGACTTCCTGCGACGTGAGTTGGATCTTCCTAGGCGTGATGCTGATAGTGCGAGGCCTTGGGTGATCGGTAAGCCGGATGACGAAGAAGAGGATGCAGCCGGCAACGATGCTAATCAACCCAAGCCTCCAAAGCCTGGGCGTACGGGTCTACCGCGGCAATCCAAGACTCCAGAAGTCGGTCCTGGTAGGAAGTCTTCAGGGCGTGATGTGTCGGGTGGAAGGCGTTAGATGTTACACGGTATTACAAGACCGTTGTGTACATAGCGTCCATTAGGTTATAATATGGAGGAGGATAGTAACGTGCCGCAGAAGAAGGCCAAACCGGCGCCCAAGGTTAATAAGGGCGGCAAGAAAAAGAAGCCCCCAAAGGGCCAGCGTGGTAGCGGAGGCTACTGATGGCGAAACAGTTCAACTATTACATCGATCTGTCGAAGATCGAGCTCGCAGAGGGGCAAACTACCACCTGGCTCCACGCTATGCCTGTCGGCAACGTTACGCACCCTATTTATGGGGAAATTGACTTCAGTGCCACTGCGCTGGCAGGATACGCTCGGAGCGTCAAGAATCGCGTACTCGGTACCGTGGACCCCGTGATCGACTACGATCACATGCGCTTCAAGGGTGTCGCTGCGGGCTGGGTGAAGGACGCTGAGGTGCGTCTTAATGGCGGTTCTGACGATGGCCTGCAGTTGCTGGTTGACTGGACGCCTGAGGCTGTTAACGAAATCAGGAACAAGAAGTACCGGTACTTTTCTCCCACGTTCGACGAGGAGTGGGAGGGCCCCGACGGTACTAAGTACAAGCACGTCATTTTCGGCGGTGGCATTACCAATCGTCCGTATCTCAAGAACCTCGTCCCTTTGAACCTGTCGGAACTCGAATTCGACGGTCTTACAGACCCAGAGGATCCGAAACCACAACCCACCAACAAGGGAGAACAGGAAGTGGATATCAAGAAGCTCGCTGTGGCCTTGGGCCTAGGCGAAGACGCTGGCGAGGAGGCAGTGTACAAGAAGCTCGGCGAGCTTGCTTCCGCTCCCCAGCCGCCTGCACCTCCGGCACCTCCTACAGCTCCTCCGGTTGTGCAGCTCTTCGACGACGCTACAGTCAAGAAGCTTGCGGAAACCAACCCTGCTGTTAAGTCCATGATGGAGACGATGCAGGCGCTGCTTGCTAACAACCAGACACAGGCTCAGCAGCTGGCGGAGACGGCAGTCACTGCTCGGATCAACGAGCTTGACACGTCGACGGTTGTGTTCACGCCTGCCGCGAAGGACCTCGCGCATGACATCGCGTTGAAGCTGGACGCCGAACACCAGAACAAGCTATTCGACATGCTTATGCTTCTTCGGGACAACAACGCTGTTGTTGTCGAGCTGGGTGAGCGTGGGCGCAGCAGCGCTAGCTACGTGCGCGACACGTCCGCGGAGGCCAAGTTCAACGAGCTGGTCAAGGCGGCCGAAAAGGACCAGAAGCTGAGCTACGCCGACGCGGTTGAGTTTGTGGCCCGAGCGAATCGTGGGCTGTACGACCAGTACCGCGCTGAAGTTTCCATCGTGAAGACTGCCTAGAGGAGGTGTAACAAGTGGCTCACGGTGCACACTGTATTCTGGACCAGGGTTGGAAGGTCCTAAGCACATACAACTCCTCGGCGGCAGCCGGAGTGACGAAGTTCCGCGGCGTGAAGATGGTGTCGGGGGACGTGATCGACCTGAACGTTGCAGCGACCACGCCTAGCATTGGTGTGGTGCAGGAGGATATCGATGCTGCGAAGGTTGCGACGGGTAAGGCTGTTGCTAACCTTCGAGTGCTCGGTGTTACCAAGCTGTACGTCCAGACAGCAACGTCTATCGTACAGGGCTCACGTCTGACGCTCGGCAACGCTGGTGGTGCGGTTATTGCTGCATCTGGTAACCAGCAGGTGGGTATCTGCCTCACGACCGGCACGATCGCTGCTGGCGATCTTATCGATGTTCTTCTGACGCCGTTCGCAACGGCCCCGTAATCCTGAGAGGAGTTGAAATTCAATGCCAGTGTACGCCCCCTCAGGATCAGGCAGCGTTCACATCGATCAGATCCTCACACAGATCAGCATTGCCTGGCCGAATGATGGTTTGGTTGGAACTCGCCTTTTTCCTCCGGTGATTGTTCGAAAGCAATCAGACAAGTACTACATCTTCGGCCGTGAAGGCTGGTTGCCCGAGAGTGGTGACGTTCGTGCACCGGGTTCGCGCGCGAACGAGATCCCTGGGCTCGCTGTGTCGACTGACACGTACTTCTGTCAGGAGCACGCACTGCAGATCGCGGTGACGGATGAAGAGCGTGAGAACGCTGACAACCCGCTGTCGCCGGATCGCGACGGTGCGGAGCTTGTGACGTCACGGCTTCTTCTGGGACGCGAGATCGCCCAGAAGACCTTGGCTACTACCGCGGCGAACTACGCTTCCACCAACACTGCCACACTGTCAGGTACGGCACAGTGGAACGACTACGCCAACTCTGATCCCATTGCGGACATGCGGACGGCGAAGACTGCGATCCACTCGCGCATCTTCCTGGAGCCCACGCTTGGGGTCATTCCCTACCAGGTGATGACTGAGCTCGAGGATCACCCTGACTTCCTCGAGCGCATCAAGTACTCCGAGCGGGCCATCTTCACGCCTGAGTTGCTCGCTAGCGTGCTGGGTGTTGGCAACATTGTAGTGCCGGGTGTGGGCTACAACAGCGCCAACGAAGGTGCGACTCCTACCCTTGGTTACCTCTGGGGCAAGGATGTCATCTTCGCCTACGTGCCGAGCCGTCCGGGCCTTAAGGTTCCTGCATACGGATACGAATTCGTGTGGGGTGGCCAGTTCGTTGACCGCTGGCGCGAAGAGGCGCGTGTGTCCGACGTGATTCGTGTTCGTCGGCGCTACGACAACAAGATCACTGCTAAGGGCGACGCGGGTTCTGCGGACGCCGACAAGTCTATCGCTGGGTACCTCATCAAGAACGCCGTAGCGTAAGGAGCACTGACGTGAACGATTTGGGCAAGGTCGCGTACGAAGCGTATGGCGAGGCTCGATCCTGGAAGACTGTCGCTGGCGAGGAGATGCCTCGTTGGGAGGAGCAGACCCAGGAACTGCGAGACGCTTGGGATGCAGCTGCACAGGCTGTGGTCCTGGCTGTAGAGGGTGAGTAACGTGGCAAAGGGTTATCGCGCTGTTACCACCATCAAGCACGGTGCCGAGGGTGGGGGCTCCGCCAAGATCTTCAAGCCTGGTGACAAGGTTGAAGGTCTGGACAAAGACGAGATGCGGCAGCTTTGGGAAGCTGGTGCGCTCGAGGAGTACGAGTCCACAGGCGACGACGAGGGTAAGGTCACGGCAGTCAAGGTGCCTGACTCTCAGGAGTCGGCGACCGACACTGCTGTTGTGGAGCGGTTGGGTGAAACAGTCGACGTGAACGAGTCTGGTGACGAGGATTCGGAGGGCGGCGATGTGACTGAGGGTGCTGGCACCGTCACGGAGACGGAAGTGGCTCCCAAGCCGGAAGAGGCTCCCAAGTCTGAGGCGAAGACGACTCCTCTCAAGACCGCGCCTGCAAAGGCTGCGCCCACGAAAGCTGCTCCGACCAAGGCCGGATCGCCTTCCGGGGAGAGTACCTCTTAACTGGGGCCTTAGAGGTGCTCTAAAGAGCGGGCGTGGGGGATGCTTGGCGGCGCTGCTCACGCCCGCTCTTTTCTATAGATAGGAGGTGTACCTTGGCACGTATTACATTAGCGGAGGCGCAAGCGTGGGCTGAAGCTACCAAGTTCACCATCGGCTCCATTAGCACCTCGCCCAATGTTGACCTGTTGACGCAACTCGAGTCCGAAGTAATGGCACGTATCTCCAGTGCATACGATACGACTTTGTGGGTGGACGCAGCCACTACACCGACTATCGTTCGAACAGCAATCGCTAAGCTCTTCGTGGCGTGGGCCTATCGCCGTCAGTATAGTGAGTCCATAGAGGACAACGATGCATCGTATGCCGCTCTTCTGGAAGCCAACGCTGAACTAATCATCACAGGTCTGGTCGATGGGTCGATCGAGATTCCTGGAGAGCCTGTACTAACGGGCGTTCCTGCGTACTATCCGACTGACGCATCTTCTGCTGAAGCGCCTACTATTGAGGATCCGTCCCTAGGTCCCGCACGATTCTCAATGGGAATGGTTTTCTAGAGTAGAGGGGGTGAATGGTGGCTACAAATCGAAGCATGTTTGGCGATCCAGATGGCGTGATTACTGGGTCCCAGATTAAGCTGTCTGCCGGCGGACTACGGTTTGATCGTGAGATCACAGCAGGTTGGCAGATCTCCCCTTCGCTTGGACTTGTCGCGGGAGACGTACATCGGTTTGGGCTGGCCATTCAGAGCCTTAGAGAGCCTGTTATTAAGTCCATTACCGACGTGATGATCCCATCTATTAGGCGAAACTTTGACGAAGAGGGCCGTCCCAGTTGGGAGCCTCTTTCTGATATAACTGTCAAGCTTCGTGGTACAGCACACCCAATTCTCAAGGCTTCGGGGGCGCTTGAGCGAGGTGTGACACAGATAAGCATATGGAGAATTGGCGAGGAGAGCGCCACAATCCAGTCGCTGCCCCAAAGTATTTGGTATGGTGCTCTTCACCAGTCAGGTTACGGCACCTTTGG